TCGCAGATTTTGTGGTCCATCTTGGACATAGTGAATCACTTCCACAAGGACGAGCACAGCGACACACGCCACCTCTTGTGGCTCGAAATAGTCAACTCAATTCACTTGTGTCGAGGCCAGGTGTACTCTATTGATCACGGAAATCCATCCGGCAATCCCATCACATCCATTGTTAACTCGTTGTTCAATATGATTATTGTTCGGCTAGTCTATATGCACGTGACGGGGAAGTCGGTGGACACCTTCGTGGACAACGTTTCTTTCATTACGTACGGAGACGATAATATTATGGGAGTTTCACCGGAAGTGCACGAACTGTTTAATCAGGACACAGTGACGGAGGGATTCAAGTACTTCGGAATGATTTACACGCGAGAGGATAAAACCACCACGGCAGGTGGTTTCAGGTCGGTCACGGAAGTCAGTTTTCTCAAGAGAGGATTCGTGGATCAAGGACGCGGTTACTGGGCCGCACCGTTGTCATTGGACACTGTTCTCGAGATCCCCCTATGGATTAAAACCCAAGTGGATATTGAGGAGAATGTTATCGACAATTGTGAGACTAGTTTTCGTGAACTTGCTCTACACGGTAGAGAAATCTACAATTACTGGACCAGTGTGATCGCGGAAAATTTCGCACAGGTCTACAACGGTAGTCTCGCAGCGTTACCCTACGAGGCACAGTACGAATTGGTAACACAACAGAAACTAGGAATGGGGCGAATCGGAATGACAGTAATCGAGTCGCAGCAGAGCCTGAATCCTAGTGGACAGAGACGTGCGATTAGCGCTTATCAGTCCGGTGGAGGGGTATTTACCCCTATTGATCAATGTTTGCCACCTAAAACATAGGATATTGATCCTGTCAGTGGAGAAGGATTGGGTAATGAACCACCTTTGAGACTACACTAATTTCATTGCTGAAAATAAACAAAATGATCATCAACAGACACCATTTGAAACAACAGAACAAACCACGACCTTTTTGGCGGATCTGCCAACTGTTGACTCCGATTTTATCAAGGAGGTACCAGTTATCAGACCCTACCAGGAAGACCGTGAGCATACGATTACGGACATTCTTGAACGCCCATATCACATCGCAGATTTTGACTGGCAGTCATCAGCACCACAGGATAAGGTGATTCAAACCATCGAACCGGTGTATTCGCTGATCCGACAGAACAACTTTGCAAAGAAACTGTACAACTTCAAATATTACAAGTTTGGAATCCAACTTAGGTTCATGACGTGTTTCCAGCGCTTCCAATGTGGGAAACTGCTCATTTCAGCGGTTCCATTCAAACAGCCAGGAGGTGTAGGAGATCCCGCATTCACAGCACAGATGTCAACAGCTCATCATGTAGAGTTGGACGCGGGATCCAGGGAGGAAGTGGTTCTCAACTTGCCCTATCTTTACGATAGGCCCGCTTGGGACACAACCGCGGAGGATCGTCAGTTTTGCTGGTCGGTGACTGTTATAGTGCTAAACCCACTAACAGGTACCACCAACAACGAGATTGTCAATGTGCAGGTGTACGCCACGGCTACGGATGTGGAATTGAGCCTTCCCGTTGCTCAGAGCAACTCGGAGGGAATTAGGAAATCTAAGGCTGGGGTTATCTCTTCAACTGCAGGAATAGTGGACACAGTGGCTACGGCACTTACGAACGTGCCCTTCTTGTCAGCCATTGCTGGACCTGTTAGTTGGGTGGCAAGAGGGGTAGGTGGGCTTGCGAGCGCGTTTGGTTTTTCCAAACCCATGAACGTCGCCACCTCACAGCGAGTGATCAACCTTCCTGGGTATGGATTCACCAACGTTGATGGTGAGGATCATGGAGTGAACCTTGCACTAACCCTTGGTAATGAAGTCGAACAATTGCCAGAGGTAGACGACATGGACATAAACACACTAACCAAACG